TTAAAATAGGCTCTGATCTCTTCTGTATACGTCATTCATTAGTTCATTCACTTTGGTATTAGTTCTCTTTATTGCATGCTCAGACGGCTCATTATTGGCTTTTACGGTTATGTTGAACTTTCCATGCTTTACTTTTATGGGTTGTTCTATAGAGGGTACTTCTAAATTAACTGTATATGTATCGAATAAATCCTGAACAAAACTCTGTAGCCTTTCTACGCTCTGCTGCATGTGCTGCTCTGCGTACAGTGTAAATGCTTCTGTCATTCATTCACCTTCCTGATATTAATTTTACTCTTTATAATCTTACAACTTTATCCGTGAGCAACCAATCATTCCTATAAACTAATTTTATTTTTACTCTAATTCCCCCTTTATTGATATTTGTTTTGATTATAGCACCATCAACGGCAATACAAAAGCAAAAAATATGAATATATTTAGAAGGTGTGAAAACAAAAGCAATAAACGGATTCTGAAAACGTTGATATGACTGAGTTTTTAAGGGGTCTCTTGTAGAAGAAAAGGTGTTATTAAAAAGTAATAAAAAAAGATAAAGAAAAAGAGTCTGTGAAGGGTTTGGGATGGTGCAGACAAAAAACGATTAAGACAGCGTAGCTGGGTTAAGCGTTTGTCAGCATCCCAAGGTCTTCATCTATCTCAGAAAATGAGGTGTAAAATTGGCTCATCTCTACATGGTTAATAGAACAAACCTCTTAAACTTTGAAAAAAAGTCAGTCATATCAACGTTTTCAGAGCCTAAGTCTTTAAGAGAAGAGTAAATAAATTATTTATAAATAGAGGTTACATTTTTAAGTATATACGTCCGTAAAGAAGGGCGCTTTACGTCCGGTTTGTCCAGCAAGCTGGCCTGCACGATGTTTCATTTATTGTTTGTACTTGAAGGATAATGTTTTTGCTAAACTTATGAAATTAATTAGGATAAAAATAAAATTACTTGTTGACCTAATTGGATATGTGGGGTATATTGAATTCACAGACAAAAACAAAAAATATGGATACGAAAACGAAGGAGATAAAGAATGAATCAATAGTTTATTATAACATGTTCCTTGACCATCTGAGCCTTTGGAAACCAAATAAAAGGGGTCGTTCGAATGTCAACTAACACTAAAGAAGTAGAATCAAATGTATCAGAAGAAATAAAACTTTTGGAACTAGCAGATTTAGATGAAAATTATGAAGAAATGGATCTCATAATCGAACGGTTACGTTTTTCATCAGATTCAGTGTTAAATGAGTTCGGTAACGTATACCAAATACATAGACAGCTGCAAAAAGGTCAAATAAATAGAATAGAAGCTTCAAGGAAGTTAGGGAAAATGGATTTAAAAACTCCAGAGTGTAAAGTGTTCTCACGCTTAATGATTCTTCCTATCTGCTTACAAACGGCAGAGTATAAGCTAATGTATGAGGTTGGTAATGAAATCGACTTAGATATTATTGAAGAAGAAAGTTTCCTTAAAAAGTCTTATCGTAGCCGATTGTTGAGCATGTTGGCTAATGCAGAATTGGGGATAGGGAATTTAAAGAAAGCCCAATTCTATGCTAGTTTGACAGTTGACAGCGCTATTACAGACAATTTCTATGCTAGTGGGTACTTAATTCATGGGAACACTCTTTTATTCTCAGATTACAATGAAGCCAAGCTTAGTTTCTTGCAAGGGTTGGAATACACTGAAGAAGGAAAATTCCATTATAGAGAGCTTAGACGGTCGCTTTCTTTCCTAGAAAATTATCATGGCGAGGAAAACATTTACCTTGATCATAATTCTAATGAAGTTGGTGAACGTCAAGGAGTAGCCTATGCCTTAATCAAAGAAGGCAAAAAGAGCGAAGCGCTTAAAATCCTTGAAGAATTAGAGAATCGTGAACAGAATAAGAACATTCTTGCTTTTCATTACTACTATAAGGGACTCTGCACAGATAGCAAAGATTACTTCTTTAAATCTGTCAGATACTTTAAAGAATCTGATGACACGTATTGTGTCAAGTTACCATTGGATGAACTCGAAAGGCTCGGAGAGAACAAAACTTTATTAGATTTAATAACAATTTAATATGTAAAACACTTTAAAGGAGGTGAGACAAATGGCAAAGAAAATGAAACTTGGTTTAGCTACTGCAGCAGTAGCTTTATTCTTAGCAGGTTATGCAACTAATTTAGTGGTAAGTGATGTTGCTGCTGGTAAAGGAGACGTGTTTAAAGTCGCAACTATCGGACGTGGATAATCAATTACATATCAGAGCAAACGGACAAATTGACCTTTTGCTCTGATTATAAGGAGAATATTATGAACGAATTATCAACAGAGTTCAAGTATGATTTAGTCGATCAATCAACTGCTGAATTTCTGAAACAAAAAGAATTTAACATGCGTGAGATTGTCGGTAAAGCTTATACAGAGCTGGGAAGAGAGCTAAAGGAAGCACAAGATGTTTTAGCTAAGAATGGGTACGGTTATTTTCAAGCGTGGGTAGAATCTATTGGTTTAAACAAGATGCAAGCGAACAGATTGATTCAAAGATATTCGTTGGTAACAAATTGTTACGATCAAAAGTTGCTTGAAGATCTCCCGGTTTCCTTAACTTATGAAATTTCCCGTCCTTCATCAGAATCAACCGAATCAAAGAAACAAGCTAAGGAAGCAGTCCTAAATGGTGAAATCAAGACACTAAAGGAATACAAAGAGCTTGAAGCTAAGTTGAGGAAAGCTGAAGAAGAGAATAGTCAGTTGGAAATAAAACTAAAGCAGGAACAGGAAAAGCAGCCTGAGATAGTACATGAGCAAATTGAAATTGATAATACAGATTATTATTCAATTGAGAAGTTAAAGAAACAAGTGGAAAGATTAGAAAGTGATTTAAAGCATAAAAATAAAATCAATGAGAACATCAATAAACAAAAAGAGATTTTAGAACAGCAATTAAGCAGAAGTGAATACAAAGTCAAAGAATATGAAGATTTTAAAACTAGAGTGAGTAACGTAACCAGAGATAAAACTGATATCGGTAGACAGGTTGAATCGATTACATCATTAAGCAGTGTATTGTTTGAAATCGAGCATCTACTGAAGAATCAGTTAGCTCCGGTTAAATACTCTAGGGCTATTACCGAATGCAGATCAAACGAGACTGCAATGAATAATCTGAGCGACATGATTAAGCTAGTAGAATCTTGGTGTTTAGAAATGAGAGATTACTTACCAAGAGGGCAGGGAAGAGTAGTAGACGCACAAATCATAGAATAAAAAATATGGAGGAATCTAATTGAAAGATAATAATGGTGGATTTGAAATTGGACTATTTAACGCAGGAGCTTTAGACAATATTGTTAATCAGGCATTGGCTATGAGAGAAATGTACAACAGTATGGTCGAAGTAAAAGAGGACGTTGAAACATTAAAAGATGAAATGGTTGTATTACATAAAGAAGTTATTGATAATGTATATTTATCCTCAGCTCAATACAGCGAGCTTAAAGACATAGTGCATCAAAAAACAAAGAATGCAGTAGAAGCTATTTACGGCAAATTAAACTACAGTGATTACAATAAAGCCTTTGGCCGGATTGTAAAACGGTTCTGGGCGATTATTAAAAAAGAATTTGAACGCCCAAGCAAATCAAATGAAATTAAGCGTATGTATTATGATGAAGCGATTGCCTTTGCGAAGTCACTTACACCTAGTACATATATTCAATCATGCGGAAAAAGAGGAGTACCAAGCCTTTAATACATATATTTAGGATAAAAATAAAATTAGTGGAGGTTAAAGATGAAGAAACAAAGGTATTTTTTCTGTTATTCAAAGGATCTTCATAACGAATTAAAAGCAGCTGGAGCCCAATTAATTTGCTTTGCCTATTCGTCTCATCAAAAACCATTTTGGCTTTATGAAAAGGATAGATTAGTTGATTCAATTTTAAACAAATAGAACCTATTGTAATCAAATTTCATGTAATCAAGGAGAAATGCTTATTGGAAAAGTTATTTGTTAAAGTACCATCCAGTGTTATCCGAAACGAAAAGTTTTACATATCCAATCAAGAGTTCAGCTTATACGCAAATCTTTGTTATAAACACTTCAGGAATGGTAACAAGGACGAGATAGTGTTAGACCATAAGAAACTGATGAATGAGTTGAAAATCAATGATACGAGGACATTAAAGAAGCGATTTAATACATTACATAAGCATGGACTAATAGACAACAGAATAGACAAGCTGCCGACAAAAGGATACCTGTCTATTTTTTTAAATTCAAAAGCCAAAAGTGATGGAAGCTTTTGCAAAATGAATCCGTCTATCTTTACCTATTTCAAAAATGATCAAATTGATGAAAACGGAATTCGGTTAGCTTTCTACTATAAAAGTCATATCAACCTAAATGATAAAAGAAAAATCGATTATTGTTATGTAAGTTTTGAAGTGTTGAAAAACCGTTTAAAGATGGGGAATACAACAATAATTGAGGCTAACAAGGCATTGAGGAAAGCAAAGCTATTGAAAATCGTAAAACATAAGCTTGAGGATACAGGAAATTACGATGAAAATGATGCTCTGATCTTTGATAAATGGAACAATCATTACCATATTTTAAGCCCGCTATATTAGGCTTTTCACCTAACTCCTGAACATGCAGAGCTAAACTCCTCAGTGTGCTGCACTGTGGGGAGTGTATATAGAAGAGTATTTAAGATATTAGATACATTTTAGATACAGTATATGCAAATCGCAAAAACAAGTTTTGCAATTTCCAGTTTTGTGTTTCTTTTCATCATTCTTAAACAATTGGAGGAATTTTATTGACAAATAAGCAAGCAGATAAGCCGGTATACATTCAATCATTAGAAGCTAGTGATATTTATGAACACATGGAGCGAGACAGAGAGCTAACAAAAAAATATCATGGTATGATCCCTTATAGTTTGGAACTCATGAAATTAAGAAAACTAGAGGGAGAGAACAAGTTTACTGAAACTGAGGTACGTCAAAGCAAAAGGGACGATACGAATAACATCAAGTACATCAGTGATGACATAATTAATGTGAAATTTAAAATGAAGGTGCGATCAGGTGAAGAAATCGTCAAAGGTATCAAAAAGAAGTTAGCGGAATTAGATAATACTGCCTCTGATGATTATAAAATGAAATTAAACAGCTATAAAAAATTGATTGAAGATGAAAAAGATGATGACAAGTGGAAAGCGGTGAAGAATACAGATTTAAGACGACACCTTTATGTAAATGGATTTTCAATAAGAACAGTGGATGAAAAGACAGGTGAAATACTCGAAACTAAATATGTGGTCTATAAACGCTCAAGTAGCAAAAGCCGAACCGGTCAATGTTTATTTATCAAAGAGGAGCTACACGAAGAAATGATAAACTGGTCGAGAATGCATTTGCCATTTGAACTTAATATGAAAATTGATTATGCTGGGCTGTTGGCATATGAATCACTCGTTGGTAGCTCACTTGAATCCACTGTAAAGATTGAACCAAAGAATATGCTTATCATTTCAGATCTGGAGAGTAAGTTCAAACAAACGTGCAATGTGGTTAGAACAGGAAAGAATGGATTTTTAGACAGTTTTAAAGAAGAAGTTGATGTTAAAAACAGTTTATTTGACGGTGAATCCCTGCTTGATAAGAAATACTTCCCTGAGAAACAGTCTATGCTATTATTACGAAATCACATGTTTAAATCAGCAGCTTTCAATACCAATATCCAGGAGTTCTTAAAGGCTAAATGCCCGCCGCACATTGATTTTGATTCCTGGGAAATCCCTAATATGTTCAATGAGATGATTAAAGCCAAAGATATTGAATTTATTTTCACGCCAACCTCATTAAAAGCTTTAAAGTTTAGCGAAGTGATCGGTGGAAAACAAGCAATGTGGGCTCACTGGAAGCAATTAGTTAGTAGTGAAGGTTCAATATTTGGAATCTGTAAGCATGAAAAGGAATCCAAAAGGGGGAAGGATTCAGAAGGTAACGTCCTTCAACAAACTTCTTATCAGATGTTGAATTGTTTGCCGATGTCACCTGAACACATGGACGAGTTAACAGTGTTTGAAAGGAATTACATAAGTGAACTGAAAAATAATGATGAAGTGTTTATCAAACACATATACGACGAAAAGAATGATTTGAACAGTAATCAGATGTTTTTTGACTTGTATCATCAAAATAATGACATATTACATACCAAACTCTTTAGAGATTTTAGAAAATCAACAATAAATAAATACGTGACTCATGTTAAGAGGGGTAAAGTGAGACTTAATGGGGATTACTGTGTTTTATTGGGTAATCCATTAGAATATCTTTATCACGCAATTAGAGAGAAGCCTGAAGAGCAAGTTTTAATAGGATCTGAGATTCACACAACATTATTCCAATCAGGTAAAGAGTTGATAGCGTTTAGAAACCCAAACACATCACCTTCTAATGTTCTTGTGGCGAAAAATAAACATGTCCCAGAGATTGAAAAGTGGTTTAATCTCACTGACAATATCGTATGTGTTAATGCGATTAATTTCGCAATACAAGATATTTTGAGTGGCTGCGATTATGATTCCGATACAATGGTCATTTTTGACAATGAAAAGCTTTTAGAGTTAGGGAAGAAGTGTGAAGGGAAGTATCTTGTCTGCATTAATGACGTAGCAAGTGAACCGAAGGATTATGTTCTAAGTAATAATGATATGTGCAGTATTGATAATCGTTTATCAGAAAGCCAAAGAAACATAGGGGAAGTCGTTAATTTAGGTCAATTTTGTATGTCAGTATATTGGGATATGGTTTCAAAGGGAGCTAAAGAGCAACAACTCAAGGAGTTATTAAAGAAAATTGATGTCATGACCATACTTTCGGGCATTTGTATAGACTTAGCGAAGAAATTTTATGAGGTTGATATTGACACAGAGATTAAAAATGTACAAAGAATTTCAGAGTTGAAACGAAATAAGCCTTTGTTTTGGAAGTATCTCGGTGATCCTAAAATGAAAAAGAAGAACAAAAAGAAAAAAGAGTATGATATGCACAACTGTCCGATGGATTTCTTGTTTAAAACTATGGATAATTTAAAAAATGCTAAACACCGTGAAGACATTCCCTTAGAATCTTTGTTAGAAAAAAGAAATGTTTCAAAAGGGAATAGGAAGCAAGAGAAAAAGTTGATTGCTTATGTGGAGGAAAAATGTAACCAAATTAATGCTCTCTATTGTAATTCAATGGATGAAGAGGAGAGAAACAAAGCAATAGACAGTATCATTAAATATTATAACTTTAAGGTTCAAAAGTTGACGGTTAAGCCGGATACAATGTGCGCTATTCTGATTCACATGATCAAAAATAAAAGTAAGAACGCTACCAAGTTAATGAACACTCTTCATAAGACTCAAAAAGAAGTATTCTTGGAAGCATTTAAATCCAAAAAGTCACACTTTGACAACACAAATAGCCCAAAAACTGCATAAGATCAATGTTTTTTGGACTTGATTAAAAGTTACCTAATAGTAGAGAAGGCTACAGTGCAAAGGCTAGTCAATAATGTTGCCACACGAACACTCTTATAGTTAGTAGTGTTAGTCTTCTCTACTTTTTTTTGATATTCGTATTTCTCAATGACTATACAATATCACATCGATTACTGTTATTGCAAGCTTATTGAGCAATAAAATTCCATCTAATTTTATTTTGAGTGTGCTAGGTCGATTTAAACACCTTTGAACTATCAGAAATAGAAGCTGAAGAAGCTATACCGTGTAAGGACGGGCTGAGAATAATATCCTTGCTCGATTTAGCACACTACCCCTTTTTTAGAGTGATAATTACATACTTACGCCATTTTTGTTTTATTGTATCTGATTGTTGATGAATTTACAATTCTAATCTGCATTGACTCATTAATTTTTAATGGGTGACTGGAAATTGGAATTATGAGCATGTCGTGACGACACCTCTCCAATTGAATTTTAGTTGAGATGATACAAGAGATGAAGCCCGCCTGAATAGGTTGAAGGGCTTTTTCTGCTTGTACACAAAATTAAAATTATTGGAGGAAAACAAAATGAAAAGATTTATCACTGTTAAGGAAATTGAACCAATTGCTGATGTTATTTTTGAAGATGGTAAGCCGGATGTACTTTATTTCAAAGGATATCGTGTGAAATACAATGTATCTTACATTGACAATATTTTAGAAAAACCGGTTATTGATTATGACCAAACCAAAACAATTCCTTTAGAAGAAATTTGTTACCAAGATTACGAGGGATCTAAAACAGATTTAGAGCTGTACCTAGAAAAACGTATAAGAGAGTTGGAACCTTTAGCTCAGATTAAATATGTGGAGGGAAAAGCTTGATGAGTAATGTTACTAAAAACGACAAGATTGAAGAGCTTAAAGAAGAAATGCGTGATCTAAGGCAAAGTTTGAAACAAGTTAGTGAACAATTGGCTGGATATTATGAATTAAGAAATAGACGTGATGATTTAATTTATGAAATTGATGGCGTTGTGTCAGAGCTGAAGAAACTTGGTGTAAGTGTTGAGTAGATTTATAACTGAATTATTTGCGTCATTAATTGTGTCCGTTATTTCGTTTATAGTGGCTTATTTACTCTTAGGGTTTTATGAGGGATTATTCTTTGCCCATTTAACTTTAGTTTCATCTGTGAGTTATTGGAATGGAGTACGTGATGGAGAGAAACAAGAACGTGCTAAATATTTTAGTTGATGTTGTTGTGTCGATCTTTACTGTCATTGGTATGCAATTTTGGAGTAATGGTAAACAAGGGAGAGATGATTGAATGGATAAATACAAATTTGATGGAGATAGGTTTATTGAAGCAATAACCTTTGATTTTGTAGCAAGCATGATCGAAGAACTACAGGAAGACCAAGAGGAAGAAAGTGAATGGTAAGAACAAAACGAACTCCGAGGTATCGTACTAAAAGTAAGCCAAAGACATTATTTGAGCAAGTTGAGATGATGCTACAAACGATTAAATGGATTAATAGTCAATATGAGACTAAAGGGGAGAAGAAGTGAATGAATAAGTACGCTGTGTTTTACGATTATTGCGATCCGTTCATATTGTTCTTTGATACTGAAGAAGAAGCTTCAAAAGAATTTAAAAACCGGATTGAAGAAGAAGAAGACAGTGGGATTGGTGTATATATGACAAAAGTGATTAAAGTGCATAATGAAAGGGATGAAGATGAATGAACGGGGAATTTATTTTAGGTAAGGTATTTCCTATTTTTGCAACCACTTATAGAGATGGTGAAATTGATAAAACATTTATTACTGGATATGAGATTGAATACTCAACAATGTCATTAAAGGATAATGATAAGCCTGATTTTAAAGTTGATGGACGTATACCTTTTCCAGCTTCAATGCTTGGTAAAACCTATAAGGAAACAGTAAAGAATGTAACAGCAATGTTGAATGCTAATAAACAACAATACGCATATGAAGTTTTCGGCATGGAGATTTAATGCCTCTTAAACGCTGTAATGCTCCTGGCTGCCGATCTCTGATTGATTGGTCATTGTCTTATTGTGATAAGCATAAGGGACACTCAGATAAGGAATACAATAAGAATGTCCGGTACAACAAAGATAATACAGAGTTGTATTCCTATTATCAGAGCAAGGAATGGAGATTGCTCAGGGAAGAAAAGAAACGTGAATCAAACTATAGATGTGCTATGTGTGCAGCTGAAGGCAAAAGGAATTTAAGTGAGCGTTTAGTTGTTCACCATAAGCACAGAGAGTTAAGGGATATACTACATAACTATGAAGCTAGGGTTGATTTGAATAACCTAGAGGTATTATGTCAGACACATCATAACCAGATTACATTCGGAGAAGGGGAATGAGTAATGGGATATGCTGCAAGACCAACTGTTAAAGCTCCAAAGGTTCCTAAAAAAGAACCTGTGAATCCAAGTGAAGTTGTTAATCTTATGCAAAGAGGACTACTTACAGTAAACGAAGTTAGAAAGTATCATGGTCTTTCATCAATTGATGGTGGAGATTCAGTATTGTTTAATGGGAGGAATAATAAATGTTAGTTGAGTATCAAGGTTTAATGGTAAGTAAAGAGAAGGCTGAATTATTTAAACGGTTACGTATCAAGTTTAATTTAGATGCTAAATCGGATCTTGGATATATACCGTGGGGATGGGATGGTGTTGAATACTATGGACTATCGTTCCTTAATCCTCATAATAATGATGTGAAATTTAGAGAGTACAGCAAGCGTTATTTGGAGAGCGTTCCATTTGAAGAGATGCTAAGGGATAGAGTTAAAGATGAACATGTTCGTGAAGAGATATTGGAGAAGGTTAGCGAAGAAGAACAATCACAACCTCTATTGCAAATTAAATTAGATGATATGACATCTATTCCAGAAGTTTATTATAAAGGTGAAAAGATTACAGAAAGAGTGAAGGTTTCGTTTGATTGGGAAACTGCCACATATTATGATGAGAGCAAAGCAAACATTTTAATTAAACGTGGAGTTAAAGATAGTCTTGGATCACCAACTGTTGAAACCATTGAGACTAAAAAACAAGGAAAAATTATAACAACTTTGGTTTATTAAGTCCCCCCGACTTATAACGGGGTAGTATTGAATAAATTTGTACATCGGATGCCCCTCTTCTTTATAAAAAGTGTTAGATTGGAAATTTGAAATTTGCTTTTTTAGGCTCAAATTAAACTAAATAATTGATTAAGCGAAAGTTGTCAGATTCCTTGTTCCGTATGGATTTATCGGCAGCTTATTTTTTATGGAATTAATTCTTTAATTAACTAAAGTATTCGTTTTCAAAATTAGACGAAAGGAGGTGGCTGCACTGGCGAGAAGGAAACAGATGACTGATACTCTCAAAGGTCAGATTACCAATGAACAAAAAGAAGTAAGAAAAGAGAATGAGGAAAAGCTGAAGGATTTTGAACCATTGCACGCAAAGCCACCACACTGGCTGTCTACAATGGGTAAGAATGAATGGACTAGACTATATCCGTATTTGAAAGCTTTACCTATAAGCGAGCTTGATAGGACATTGTTAGCAATGTATTGTAATAGTTTTGCTCAATATCGAGAAGCTTTAAAGGATATTGCTCAGAATGGTCAGATTATGTTTGAAACAAACAGTCAAGGCGTTGAAGTGAAGAAGAAAAATCCGTCAGTTGAAATTATGAATGCAATGTCTAAAGAAATTCGGGGTATTGCTGGACAGATGGGTTTATCATTGGATTCTAGGTTAAGATTAGTCGGACTCAATAATGAGGATGATGAACAAGAAGATCCAATGCAAAAGTTCAAGAAGCGTGGTAAATCATGATTGATGAAACTACACTGTACGCAAGGAAAGTTGTTAATGGTGAGATAATTGCCTGTAGAAAAATAATCCTTGCTTGTCAAAGGCATTTAGATGACATTGAGAAATCCAAAACAGATTCATTCAACTATTGTTTTAATGTTGAAGAAGCACAAGAAAGCATTAGTTTTATTGAGACTTTATCCAATCCTGAGACTGGTGAAGGCTTAGAATTATTGATGTTTCAGAAATGGATTATTGGATCTATATTTGGATGGATAAGAAAAGATAATGGTCACAGACGATTCAAACGTGCAATGATCTCAATGGCCAGACGTAATGGGAAAAGTTTAATTGTAGCTGCAATTGGTGGTAAAGAGTTTATTTTAGGTGACTCACCACAGATGAACAGAAAGATTGTGTTTGCATCTAACGCCATGAAACAGGCTAGACATGGTTTTGAGTATATGCAAGGACAATTTAGAATCCTATCAAGGCAGTCTAAATCGATTAAAAGAAGTGTGAAAGTATTAAAAGATTCAATTGAAGATAAATCCTCAAACAGCAAAGCTTATCCTGTTGCTTCAGATACCGGTAAACTGGATGGTTTCGCTTCCACTGTTGCTATTATAGATGAATTCCACGAGAGTCCAGACTTAAAAATGTACAACGTTTTGAAAACTGGACAAGTAGGTCTTAAAAGCTCCTTATTAGCTATTGTAAGCACTGCAGGACTTAACCCCAATGTTCCTATGTATAAGGAAATCCAAATGCTTGATCGTGTCTTAGAAGGCAATTTAACAATGGATGATTACTTCATTGCTATTTATGAGCAAGATGACGTTGAAAAAGAAATTGATATGCCTGAGACATGGATTAAATCAAACCCTCGCTTAGAAGATGAAGAAGCTGCGTCCTTTATGGTTGATAATATTAAGACCGATGTTCAAGCAGCTAAAGTACAACGCAATCTAAACTCCCTTTATGTAAAAACCTTTAATGTGTGGAGACAGGCAAGTGAACAAAGCTATATTCCTTTAGATGATTGGAATGCTTGTGCAGTTGAAGAAGCGCCGGATATCAGGGGCAAAGAAGTATACATTGGTCTGGATATGGCAAAAGTTGAGGACTTGGCTGCAGTTTCATGGATTTATCCATTGGAAGATGATAAGAAACGTTTTTACATTGACAGCCATTCCTTTGTTGGAACAAAAGGTGGAATTGAAGCTAAGTGTCAAAGGGATAAAATCGATTACAAGCAGCTGGCTGCAGAAGGATATTGCACAATTACAGACAAACAAACTGGAATTATAAATCAACAGCAAGTTATTGACTACATAAAGAATCATATTGAGGAAAATGACTTGAAAGTGAGAGGATTGCTGTTTGACCCACATATAGTTGGCTTAGTTCTAAACGAGCTAGAAGATTATCCTCAAATTGAAGTAGGGCAGGTAGCTACAAAGTTAAATGCGCCTGTTAAGGATTTAAGGTTATGTGTCTATGATCAGCGTTTGATTCACAGTAATAACCCATTGTTAACAGAAGCAGTGAATAACGCAATTGTAAAAGAGTTTAACGATTTAACAAGGTTAGTCAAAGAAAAGAACAGAAACAAAATTGATCCAATTATAGCTGGAATCATTGCTCATTATGAAGCAATGCATCATTATTCAGATGAGTATGATCAAGATTACTATGCAAATTACAATTTTGCTTTGTAAAGGAGGAAAACATGAAGCTTGAAAAAGTTACCGCAGCATTAATGAGTGTGCTCAAGTTTATCTTTATGAACTTACACACTCTTTTATTTTTAGCTGGGTTAGTATTCGTTAATATCACAGCCTATAAATTTTCTGAATTACTGGGTTTATTATCAACGGGAGTCCTCTTAGTGTTGATTGCAATGATCATTAATCCTAAAGAAGAAAGGAAGTGATTAATTGGCATTCTTTAGATCAATGAATACAGGAGGGGAGTCAGATGTCGTAAGCGCAAAGGAACAAGCTTTTATAGATATCATTATGGGTGCAGATGGTGAAACATACACCACAATCAATGCAATCAAGAATAGCGATATTTTTACAGCGATTCATACGCTTGCTTCAGATATAGCATCCTCTCCAATTATGGTTAAGAATAACGGCATTGCTGATGAAATGAACATACTCTATAAATTATTGAATGAAAGACCGAATGAGTTTTACTCAGGGTATTTTCTGAAGTTCATTCTCGTGGCTAATGCTTTGTTGAACGGTCAATCGTATGCAGAAATCATCAGAGATTCAGACGGTAGTCCTCTTGACCTGGTTCATTTGCGTAACAGTGAGGTATCTTATGATCAACCAAACGGAACGAATGAAATCATTTACACATATACCCCTGGTAATGGGAAACAACGGATCATTAAGAGAGAGAACATGTTACACATTAAGTTCTTTTCATTAAATGGGATTACAGGTATTTCACCGTTAAGTAGCCTTAAAAGAGAGATAGAAAGTCAAGAAGCCGGTAAGAAGCTTTATGTTGATTTCTTTAGACGTGGAGCGAATCTAAGTGGGATTTTAAATGTTAAAAAAGCTAATTTAGATGATGTTGCAAGGAAAAACATGAAGAAGAATTTTGAAAGCACGTATTCTGGTGATCAAAATCAACAAGGCATTTTAGTACTTGATGATACGATGGATTTCAAACAACTAGAAGTTAACACAAAGGTGCTTGAAATTGTCAATAATTATAATCATGGAACTAAACAAATTGCTAAAGCGTTTGGATTACCCCCTCATAAGCTTGGAATTGAACAAACCAACACTTCAATTGAACAGGCCAACCTTGATTACCTAACCAACACCCTTTCAAACTATTTTAATGCCATCTCTGCTGAGTTGAACTATAAGCTTTTATCTTATCCTCTGTATAACCAATATACATTTGAATTTGATACAAGAAAGTTTAGGGAAACAGATGCAAAAACAAAGCGAGAAAATGTTATTGCATTACTGCAGAACGGTATTTACTCTCTTAACGATGCTCTGGCTCAATACGGCATAGCATCAGTTCCAAATGGAGATAAGCGATTCATGAGCCTGAATTACGTTGATATTGAAATCATGGACGAGATTCAGAAAGCAAAAGCAAAGAGTCTGCCTATACCTTCAGCATCAGAAGGAGGTGAGGGAATTGAGTAAAACTGAAATCAGATTATTTAATGAAGATGGTCTGGAAACTCGTTCAGAAGGGGAGAAAGCCAAGGTTATTGCTGGATACGCCTTGAAGTTTAATACGAAATCAAACGTATTAGGCAATTTCATTGAAACAATTGAACCTGGGGCGTTAGATGGTACGGACATGAGTGACGTAAGAGCACTTGTTGACCATGTGCCTAGTCAGATCATTGGAAGAACAACATCAGGAACACTGAAATTAAACGTTGATGACGTTGGTTTGCGTTTTGAAGTTACATTACCAAGTACACAATACGCTAACGATCTTTATGAGAATATTCGTTTGGGGAATATTACGAATTGTTCATTTGGATTTCATTTAGCTCCACAAGGTGCAGTTAGACAAAAGAATCCAACAACCGGTGTGGATTTTCAGCGGATTAGAAAGATATCAAAACTAACTGACATCTCGGTGGTTACATATCCAGCCTACAACGATACAGATGTGTTTGCACGCAATCTGAATGAGGCTATTAAAGAATCTAATCAGAAGGAAACTGAAGAATTAAAATTTCAACTTGAATTATTGAAACTAAGAAACCAAAGCCTTTAAAGGCTTATTTTATTTGGAAAAAAGGAGCTAAATACATATGTTAAAAGAAAAATTGATTGAAACTAGATCTCTTATTGCTACAAAGCGTGATGAAGTAAATGCGAAGATTGATGAAGCGCAAGCTAAAGCTGATGAAGGGAATCTGGATGAAGCTAAAAATCTCAAAGATCAGGTTCAAGCACTGCAAAAAGAACTTACTGATCTTACTGCAAAATTAGCTGATTTAGAAGAAATTGCTGGTCTAGCAAAAGAAGAAACTGTAAAGGAAGAACAAAAATCTAATGATGGAAATGGGGAACAGCGCTCAATGAAACAAGAAACACGTGATCTACTTGGTGAAGATAAAAGAAGTGAAGAAGTAAGAAATTTTGAAAAGTACCTCCGTTCTAAAGGTCAGTATCGTGATGGAGTTGCAATGGTTGATGCAGAGGCAGTAATCCCAATTGATGTCATTACTAAACCTCAACAAGAACCGGAAGATGTCGTTGACTTGGCAGCTATGATTAACAACATTAATGTAAAAACTGGTTCTGGTACATATCCTGTTCTTGCAAATGCTGACACTGAGCTGATTCCTGTTGCAGAACTTGAGAAAAATCCTCAATTAGCTAAACCAAAATTCACTAAGGTTTCTTGGGAAGTAGAAACATACCGTGGATATTTGCCTATTTCTCAAGAAGCTCTTGATGATGCTGGAGTAGATTTGAGTGCAATTGTAGCAAACTACCTACAACAAATTAAACGGAACACAAAGAATGCCAGAGTAGCTAATGTTTTAAGATCATTTGCTAAGAAAACTGTGTCCAGCACAGACGATATCAAACAAATTTTTAACGTTGATTTAAAACAAGCTTACAACCGTGACGTGGTATCCTCTGCTTCTGCTTTCCAATGGCTTGATACTCTTAAAGATAAAAATGGTCAGTACCTTCTTCAACAAAACATCTCCGCATCTTCTGGCAAATCCCTTCTTAGCAGCAAAGTAAGTGTAGTAGATGACAAAGTCTTAGGTACAAAAGCAGGAGACGCAGTTATGTTTATTGGTGATCTTAAAAGAGCTGGGTTGTTTGTAAACCGTATCGATGCAACTGCTAAATGGGTGGATAATGACATTTATGGTCAGCTCCTTCAAATTGCAGTACGCTTTGATGTTCAGCAAGCTGATCCTAAAGCTGGCTACTTTGTAACAGTTACACCACAAGTTGAAACAACTGAACCAGCTACAGCCTAATTAATTAGAGAGTCGTTTATACGGCTCTCTTTTCTATATTGAAAAGGAGTGATGCAATGACACTTGAGGATTTAAAACTCTATCTTAGGGTAAACCACAATTTCCACGATACCCAAATTAAGCTCCTCCAAGCTGCAGCGGAAAGCTACGTTAAGGATGCTGTAACCCTTTCTGAAAATCGTGAATCCTACTTTACCGACAATCCCAAATTTGAATTAGCAACTTCTATGTTAATTGGTCATTGGTACGAAAATGGCAGCGCAACAGCAGAAAAGCAAGTAAATGAAGTTCCATTTGGTGTGATTAATCTCATTCAACAAATGAGAGGAGCGTATGTTGATGGACTTCAGCAGACTTGATACACCGATTTCATTTATCAGAATCAAGAATGGTAAGGATGAGAACGGTGAGAACTCAGAAGTAAAGGAAACTCTTTTCTGGTGCTTTGCAGAGATTAAGAATCAAAAGTTGCGTGATAAGGTTGCCACTCTTGGAACAGTCTTTGAAGACACAATTACTTTTATTGTGCGCTACGAACAGCCAATGAAAATTACGAATGACATGAAGGTTCTTTATGATGGTGAGCTTTATGACATAGAAGATGTATTACCCAACTCACGGAAAAAAGACATGAAAGACATAGTTGTTAAGAAGGTGAGTTGATGGCTGAAGATTTACAGGGATACGCAGACACACAGAAAGCTTTAAATAAGATGGCTAGGAAATCAACCAGAGCCGGTAAAACTGCTCTGACTGAGGGAGGCAAGATTCTAGCTAAAGGACTTGAAAAGAACACACCAAGGGCTAGAGATAGTAAACATAAAACCCATATGAATGAAAATGTTGTCTACTCTAAGCCAAAGGAAGACGGCGAGTTATCCGTAAGTGTGGGATACGGGAAAGAAACAGCTTCACGTATTCACTTTTCAAACTTCGGAACGATTAAGCAGCCTCCACAGCATTACATGGAACGTACTGAAAACGAATACGCACAAGAAGTGTTAAATGTTATTGGGCAAATTTACGCAAGGGAGATGGGACTGTGAAGCTTCCTATTCAAGAAGTTGAACAAGCATTAAGCAGCAATCCTGAGCTTACCTCCCATGTACCTGATGAACGAATCTATATGGTCTATGTACCTGAAGAGAATCAAGTTGTCGAGAATGCTCCTATGATACGCATAAACGAGTTAGAAAGCTATCGTAAGGATTATGCAGATGATGAGGTACAAACAATTAGTGTAGATATCCAAATTGATTTGTGGACTAAGAAAATTGAGGAAGCAAGGATTATCCAGTCAATTATTGATGACATAATGGCGGACAATGACTATCAGCAATACGCATCCGCATTTGATCGTGATCCTGATATTGAGTTGTATCGCTATGCAAGACGTTATAGAGCAACAAAATACATAAATCTTGAACTATAAAAATTATAAGAATGGAATGATTAATATATGGCTCGTATTGGTATGACTGATCTCCGTTACGCTGTAGTAGACGGTGAGACGGAGAAAGTAGATACAGTAAAAAGAATTAGAGGTGCTCAAAGTGCAAAGCTAGATGTAACCTCTGAAACAGAGAAAATTTACGCAGATGACGGTGTATTCGCTGTAATTGGTTCAGGTATTAGTGAAGCTAAACTTGAGTTAGGTATGGCGGATTTGAAAACAGAAGATAGAACAAAAATTTTGGGGGTAAATGTTGTCGATGGTATTGAAGAGTATCACAAAGACACTAACCCTCCTTACGTTTGTGTAACTTGGAAAGAGAAACATCACGATAAAGGATATGTTTACTATGCTCTTTTGAAAGGTAAATTTGCAATCCCTTCTTCTGAAGGTAAATCCAAAGAAGACAAAATTAGCGCTCAAACAGATTCAGTCGAAGGTCAATTCATGCCTCGTCAAAAAGACGATCTGGTTTTCCTAATCGCTCATGATCAGCACCCTGATTTTACAGTAGAGAAATTTTATCAAAAAGCTTATGGAATCACTGTTACAGAAACACAAACAACTGAAGACACAGTAATGGCTTAACCATTTAGACAGCTCTTTGCAGCTGTCTATTTTTTATTCGAATAAAAAAACAAACTTAAAATGAAAAGGTGGAATTTTAAACATGGTACGTATTACATTAAAGGACTACTCAAAAGCGAAATTTAATAATTTAGGCGAAATTGTTAACGAAGTGCCAGAAAAAACTTATGTTGTTGGAGTGGTTACGGCAAGAAAGTTACGAAGAGCTCTTGAAATCTCATCTCAAGTTGAAGAAATGACTGATTTAGAAGCAAATGATGAAATGATCGACTATATTGTTGATGTTTTCAAAAATCAATTTACAGCAGATGATGTTTTAGATGGCGTAGCTTCTGATGAACTCGATGAAGTCATTCGAAATGTCATGGATCAAATTACTGGGGCTGAGAGAAAAAAGCAACAGTTGAAGGAGAAGGCGCTGAAAGCTCAGAACTAGAAGGCGAATATATGACATATGCCGACTATCTTGAAAAACTTATGATGCTCTACAAAAATCTGATGAAAGAAGGATACAAATTCGGTGAAATTGATGAGATGGACATTAACGGATTCTTTTCACTATTAGATTTCGAACAAAAAGAAGAAAACAAGATAGTCCCAGCATATCAAATCTTCGGTGTGAATATTTAGAGAGTCTTTTAGGCTCTCTTTTTTATTTAATTCTTGAGGAAAGGAGGTAAACCATTTGGCAACAGAGGGAAGACCGATAGGTAATTTAGTCATTAATGCCACTTTGGACGATGTCGGAGTAAATAAAGGCATAACAGGATTAAAGAACAATCTAAAAACGGCTCAGTCAGCAACAAAAGCCATGGTTCAAGAACTCAAATCAGTTGGGGATGAACTTGGCGCTAACAAAAAGCAACTTGAGGGTTATTCGAATCAGTTAAAAATCCAGGAAAAGATTGTTGAAGAATACAATAAAGCTTATCAAGAACAAGTTAAGAAATATGGAGAAGGTACTGAACAGGCACAGAAATATGCTCAGCGTTTGAACTCTCAAATACAGACATATCAATCTTTACAAGGTTCAATACGAAGAACTGAAAATACAATTAAGCGACTTGAACTAGCACAAAATGATGCAGGTGAATCTTCTAACAAGCTGTCTAAGAGTCTTAAAGGGGCAGGCGATACAACAAAAGAAACTCATGATAAGACTTCAGGCTTTTCTTCTTTTATTAAAAAAGGGATGGTTGGTGCTCTTGCTGCAGGTGTTGCAGGTGTAGCTGCTTTGTCTCTTGCTGTAGGTGGGTTAGGAGCTAAAATGGCTCTTGATACACAGAAGACTCAGGGGCAAGTGAGAGCTCAACTAGGGTTAACTGAACGAGAAGCTATGAAGGTAACAAACTCAGCTAAAAGCTTGTGGGCTGATGGGTTTGGTGAGAACGTTGGAGAAGCCAAAAATGCCATTGTTAATGTAAAACAGAATATCAAGTCATTGAAAGACGCAACAGATGAAACGGTAAAAGAAGTAACCAAAGGAACAATGACTATTTCTGAAACGTTTGATCAAGAAGGTAATGAAATTACCAAGACAATTAATGCTATGCAAAGTTCATTTGATGGGCTATCACCTAAAAAGTCAATGGATTTAATCACAACGGGCTTTCAAAATGGACTTGATTATTCTGGAGAATTCCTTGACTCAATTAATGAATATTCCAATCAGTTTAAAGCTGCAGGCTTCTCGGCACAGAGCATGTTCACTGTATTTAAAGCAGGTGCAGATTCAGGGGCTTTCCAGTTAGATAAAGTTGGTGACCTGGTAAAAGAGTTTAATATACGTTTATCAGATGGCTCAGCAGGTGAAGCAATATCATCACTTTCCAAGCACACACAAGAGCTATACGCCAATTTTAAGAAGACTGGTAAGGGCGGTAGTGAAATCTTCACATCTGTCATGAAAGATATTGATGGAATGAAGGATCACACGAAAGCTTATACAGCTGGTCAAGCCATCATGGGTACTCAATTTGAGGACTTAGGGCAAAAAGGTGTGTCAGCATTAGCAAATGTGAAGAATAGCTTTACTAATATTGATGGAGCCACACAGAAAGCCGGCGCAGCTTTAAGGGATAACTTTGGCGATAGGCTTAAAAAGATGGGGCGTACTGCATTGGTGTCATTAGCTCCTATAGGTAATGGCTTACTTAATGTATTAGAACCTGCCGTTAAGGGCTTAGAGACAGGTATGAAAGGTCTTGAGCCAACATTCAAGAAAATATCTGACGCTGGAAGTAATGTTAAAAAGGTCTTCTCAGGTATTTTTGACATCTTCAATGGTGATACATCAAAAGGCGCAGATAAGTTAATGGATTTCTTCCCCGTCTTAACAGTTCAAAAAATTATTGACGGGATTAATAGTATCAAGACAGCGTTTAACGGATTCAAACAACAAGCACAGCCGATTATAACCAACATGAAATCTAGCTTTGATGCCATGAAACCAACGTTTACGGCTATCGGTACTATTGCTTCTCAAGTATTTGCAACACTAGCTCCATTAATCAAACAAGCACTTGGTGGTGTTATGTCGTTCATAGGTCAAGTAACTGGCCAATGGAAGACTTTCTGGGCTCAAAACGGAACTGTAATCACTCAAGCGCTTCAAAATGTGTGGAAAGTGGTTCAATTTGTTATGCCAGCCGTACTTGCGATTATTCAATCAGTATGGGGAAACATTAAAGGCGTTATTACTGGTGCGATCTCTATTATCCAAGGTGTAATTAAGGTTTTTGCTGGATTACTGACCGGAAACTTTTCGAAAATGTGGGAAGGTATTAAACAGATTTTCTCTGGTGCTATTAAAGTTGTATGGAATGCAATTCAACTTTCATTCTTCGGTAAAATTATTGGAGGAGCTAAAGCGCTAGGAGCTGGTTTAAAAGGGATTTTTCCAAAAATGTGGGGCTGGATTAAGAGTTTGTTTAAAGACGGCGCTACAAATGCGGGAAAAATGTTTACATACCTTAAAGACAAAGCGTTTAAGATTGTCGGTGATATGAAAAACGGTATTGTTAAAAAGTTCTGGGAAATTGTAGATGCTGCAAAGTCATTACCTAAGAAAATGGGTGATGGAATCAAGGAGATGGGCGGTAAAGCTTGGTCAGGAATCAAAGATTTCGGCAATAGAACTCTGCGTGGATTCGGTAAAATCATCAATGGCTTTACTCAGCAAGGTATTAACTGGATTCTAGGTAAAATCGGTGTTGACTTTAAAGTCCCTAAATGGGAAGTTCCACAATATGCACATGGTACTGGTTCACACCAAGGTGGTTTAGCGATCCTTGGGGATGGTAGAGGGGCAAATGCAGGTTCAGAAGCCTACATAACGCCTTCAGGTCATGTTGGACTAAGTCCAGCAACCGACACACTTATGAACCTTCCAAAAGGAACACAAGTATTGTCAGCTCTTGAGACTAAATCGTTCCTTTCAGGCATACCTGCTTACGCAAATGGAACCAAAAAGAAAGAAGGCTTTATTTCAAAGATGTGGAATGGAGCCAAGTCTGCAGTTGGTAAGGTTAAAGATCTGGCGCTAGATGTGTTTGACTATATGACCAACCCATCAAAGCTTATTACTAAGGTTATTGAAAAGCTCGGCATTAAACTACCTGATGTTAAAGGAGTAACAGGAGAAGTTCTGAAAGGATCTTTCTCAGTTATTAAAGATAAATTTGTTGGTTTCATCAAAGGTAAGTTTGGTGAATCATCTAACTTTGGCAAGGGTGGAACTGAAGCCGTTAAGAAGTGGGTTGCTCAAGCATTAAAAATCAAAGGGCTTGGTAATGAGTTTTCATCAGCGTTAGAAACAATTGCAATGATGGAATCAGGCGGTAATCCAAATGTTGTAAACAGATGGGATTCAAACTGGAAAGCAGGACATCCATCACAAGGATTAATGCAGTTCATTCCTAGTACATTTGAAGCTCATAAAGAAAAAGGTTATGGCAATATCAAAAACCCTGTGCATCAGATTCTAGCTTCTATTAACTATCTGAATAGTCGTTACGGTGGCATTTTAAATCATCCTGGCTTACGTTCAATGGCCAAAGGTGGAAAGTATGTTGGTTACGATAAAGGAGGTCTAATTACAAGTGACCACATGGCGGAGGTTCACAGAGGTGAGCTCATACTGCCATTACGTAGATTTAGAAGAACACAAGCTCATAAAGTGCTTAGTCAAGCTGCTAATATGGTTGGTTATAAACCAGAGGCTCAGCAACCTGCTGATAATAACGCTTTTATGAAAATGATTTCTATGCTGCAACAACAAATTGACAATCAACAAGCGCAGATGAATCAACAAAATCAAGTGATTGGATTGTTGACAAAACTTGTCACTAAAGATCCCCAAGTTAATCTGAATATCCAAGACTTAAACAAGGTTCAAGATAAGGCTTATTATGCAGAGAAAAACCAAAAAGCTTTATTGAACAATGTTAGTTTTACATAAGGAGAGTGATTGATTGAAAAGAGATTTAATTGTAGATGGGAAGTATTTGAGCGAGTACATAAAAGGTGTCTCGCTCGCTTCTTTTCGTCCTGAATCACCATCATTTGAAAGGGAATCAATATCTAGCCACCCATTATGGAATGGTGTGAGCATGTATGAGAAAAGTACAGCTGGCAAATATGCAGCAAGAAAAATTACAGTAAAGATCAATGTAATTGCACATAATGCATCACAATTTGATGTTAAAAGAGATGCGGTATATGCCTTCTTTACCAGTAGATCACCTTATTATGTTATTGATACTCGACAGCCATACAAAAGATGGCTTGTAATCAGTGATGATGCTTCTTATTCAATCTATTTGGAAAACGGTAAACCATATCAGGAAGTTGATATCACGTTAACTGCTATTCAAGGTCTTGCTGAGTCACTACACGACAGTACAGCATCTATGGAGCTTATAGATGAAAATTTTCACCTTGGTATGAACATAAGAAGGGGTTCCACTCCTGTGTATCAATTTAAAAACAAAAACTCATTCATTGTAGACAACATTGGTGATGAAAGGCTTGACCCAGTTAACTATAAATACAATGTTGAAATGTTTTTACAAGGAACAGATATCTCAATTACAAACACACGAACCAACGAAACTCTAACTTTGAATGGTAAGTATTCTAATAAAGATAAGATTACGCTTTTAAGTCACCATATACTAAAAAACTCTACACCAATATCAGATAGGACAGGAAGGTTCCCAACACTAGAACCAGGTGAAAACAAATTTAGAATTACTGGTGCAACATCTAGTAATATCAAGTTCATTACACATTTTTATTATAAGTAGAGGTGATGCCTGTGAATCAAATGTTCGTTTACGATGTAAACACAAAACAAAAACATGAATTAATGTATATTGATCCAAAAGTAAATGATGACGTGAGTGGAAAAAAAGACTTATCTTTCTCCATCCCCTTAACAGACTATAATCAAATTGCATTTAACGCACTGGCAGGAAGAAACTTCATTATTATTGATGAAGTTCGTTATAAACAGCAACAATATTTCATCAATACACCAGTGTTAAAACAAGAAGGGAACTTGCTTTCAAAGGATATTACTGCAACCCATATTTTCTCATTTAGAACTACTAAGCATATCGTTCATGACACTATTCAAGGAACAAAAACACTTGATGAAGCCATGAAACATGCTCTAAAAGACAGTGAATTTACTTACACAATAATGAGTGATGCTAAAGATATCGGTTCAAAGAAGCTTGAAGGCTTTGGAAATAAAAAATCATCTGAGCTTATTGAGGAAATCATATCAACATATGGAGTTGAAATTATCCCTGACAATACCCACATATATGTTTACAAAAAAGCCGGCAAAGAAATCACAAAACGGCTTGATAACATTTCTAATTTAACATCACTACAGATAACCACGACTGAAGATAATACCACTACACGTGTAAAAGGATATGGGAAGCTTAAAGAAGATAAAGACATAATTAGTGATCAATCCATGCCCTATGAATCTAAAACAGGTGAATGGTCTTATGATTCAACGTTGAAATCAGATTACACAAAGAAAATTGGTGCTACATTCACGTTTTCATTTACAGGTACAGGCTTTAAATTTAAAACTTTGATTTCTAAGCTGGGAGGGAAATGGGAGTTTAAAATAGGTGACCAAACAAAATCTATATCGGTCTATAAGGATTCTAATCCTACAGAAAAAGAGTTTGATATCATTCGGGGATTAGACAGTAAGACATACAAAGTAGTGGCTACATTCAAAGGCAGAGATAGTAATAACCCGAATACGAAAGGGACTAAGAAAGTTGATCCTGTTATGTATCTTTTAAGAGGTAATATTATTACCGTCTTTAGATCATTTAAGAATGAAGATGAGAAATATGTTTTTCCTCCAGTTACATACGTTCATCCAGATGAAAAGAAATTCCTAATTAATGGTCAACCATCATGGGCTGATACTGTTACAGATGATTCAATTACAACTAAAGAAGCCATGATGGAACTCCTTAAAACTAAGGTAAATCCTTATTCGGAAGTCAGTTATGATGCTGATTACGTTGAATTACTGGACGAAGCATTGAAGGATATTGAAGAACCGATAATGGCTGGAGACACAGTCAGAGTTTACGCTGATACACCTTTAAATGGCATTACGATAGACGGGAAGTTAAGAGCGACAGGTGTATCTTATAATCCTCTAAACTTGAACCAAGCTCCCGATCTAACTATTAATGGGAATAGAAAAACACGTGTAGATGCAGAACTTGAAGAAAAGAAACGTATTAAGAACCAGGAACAAGCAATTAAGAATTATCAAAACCAATTAGCAGCAGGTCTTACTGAAATTACTCAAATTAAACAAAGTATAGCTACATCTTCAACCACACAACAAACAACATTCACTTTCTCTTTGCAATTTGTAGATGGTTCATGGGCTGTAAGCTATGGTGAGGGTTTTACATCCAAAACTGCAAATGTTTTGACATTAAATACTGATGACGATTACACAGTTGATTATGTAGCTTGTGACCCAAACACCACATTGAAAGACAATGGTTACACTTCCTACATTGAAGATGTAGATACAAACAGATTTAATCTTACTATTTATAAAGATGGAAAAGTCATAGACCCTACAACAGTTCCATCAGGATCAAAAGTAAAAATCCTTATTATAGGGACAAAATAGAGGTGAATTAGTTATTGATTTATTTAAATAAAAGGCATGAGGTTACGCCAAACAGTAACCTATTCGATATATTAGATAATAACGCAAGACTAACTGAAAAAGGTCTTAATGACACAGTAAACGCTCTGAACTTTCATAAAAAAGCAAAAGTAGCACATACAGCTGATCAAGTCACGTATGGCGGATTTACTGTGCAGGGTTTCCTTGATTTCTTTCATGCAAGCTATCAAAATATGATTGCAGCGAAAGATGGGGAAGATGTTAAAGAGCTTATAGATTTACGTGTATCACCTATTGATGGCAAGACATTTGCCACTGTTCAGGGACGCATGATTTATGATTACAATTACTTTAAAAAGAAAATTGACAGAGTTGTCCATGTAGATGACTTTGGTGCTGTAGCTGATGGTGTAACAGATTGTACTCAAGCATTCAAAGATGCAATTGGTGAAGGAAACGTAGAAGTACACTTTTCAGCAGGTACATATGTGGGTTTAATTAAGGTTCCTTCAAATTGCCGTCTTATTGGAGAAGGTCAGGGCATTACTATTATTAAATTACCTGAAGAGACACCTGCTGAGGAATGGGTGCTCACAAATACTACACATGAACTTGGTAATGAAGGGATATATATTGAAGGGATCTCATTGGACTGGAACAAAGACCGTCAAGGAGGATTGAGGGCAGCTGGGGGAATAAAATCTAGCTGTGCAACGTTTGCTAATGTTAAATACCTTTGGGTTAAAGACTGTAATGCAATTAATGCTGGGTTGCATGGTTTTGATATTACTGCTCCTTCATATGACAGGTCAGCTGAAGTATATCCAAATTACACAGCGCAAGGTTGTAAATATGTTTGGATTGATAATTGTACAGCATCCAACTATGGTGATGATGGGATTACAACTCACTATAGCGAATATGTGTTCATTAATAACTGTCATTGTATTAACCCGTCTGGTGAAGCCCATGCAGAGGGTGTTTCAAACTCCAACGGAATAGAGGTTGATGATGGTTCTAAGAATATATGGTTATTCAATAACTTTACATCCGGTAATAGTAGAGGTGTTGAGGTAAAAGCACATAAACTATGGCCAGCTTCACGTAATGTTCATATTACTAACCATGTTTCATATCGTGATACTCGTTCATACGATTTAAGACACATTGGTCATCATTTGGCGAATGAACCGTGGAGTGATACAGCTAGAGACGTAACATTGGTGAATTGTACGTCTATTGAGCCTGTATACAATAACAATGTTTATAAAGATTTATCTCCAAGAGCCCTCGTAATTTCCGCATATCAACGTGTTCAAATCCTTGGTTTTACTGCAATCGGTGATCCTTCTTATGATTACAAAGACAGCCCAATGATTGTATTCCAATACAAGAGCAGAAAAATCACATTAGATGGTTTGCTAATGTCTGGATTTACGAAGGCATCAAGTGATATCTATGTAACTGGTGGCGATCAACGAACAGACGATGTTATTATTTCAAACTTCCATGTACATGACTCTGCACCGGTTGGTATAGCTCTTGGTGGAGGAGTTTATTATGTCAATTTAACAAATGGATTTCTCCATACACGTGGCGGTACAACTGGTATCACGTCACCAAATACGCAAGCGAATATGATTAATGTACGTGCAGTAGGCTATGAAAATGCTGCAATTATTGCTGGTCAAAAATATTCAAGTGTACCTACAAACATTAAAGGTGGCTTCCGTGCTGCATCATCATCAGGACATCCTTTAACTGATACAAGTGTTATTTTAGCAGTAACTGGAGGAGCAACTGCAAAAGGTGACCGTAATGCAATTATCGCTTCTTCTGGTGGATCTTCTACAGAATCGTCAAGGCAAGCAGTATTTGCATCAAATAACTCTCATACCAAAGGTGATGGGGCTTCAAGGGTTGTCTTAGCATCTCAAGGTGTTGTAAATGATAACAATTATAGTGTTAGAGGTGGATATGCTGACAGTGGAGCTTCTACAGCCAACACTAAGTGGGAATTAGACTCAATGTATGGAAACATCTTAGGAACCGGTCGTGTTGAAAGTGTATCTGACTTTAAGGACTATGCGGAGTATTTTGAATCCGTAGACGGTAAACAGATTGATTCTGGATACCTGGTAACCTTAGAAGGGGATAAGATCCGTAAAGCGCTTAAGGGTGATGAAATACTAGGAGTGATTTCTGAAACAGCTGGTGTTGTACTAGGTGGTGCTGGTTTCTATTGGAATGATCGTTATTTAAGAAATGAATTTGGCGGTCTTATTTACGAAACGGTTGAAGAGAATGGCAGACAGTTAAAACGTCCAAAAGAAAACCCTGACTACAACCCAGAAATTGAATATGTTTCACGTGAAAATCGTCCTGAATGGCATATAGTCGGATTAATTGGTCAGGTTCATGTAAGAATTGATGAAACCGTACAAGTAGGGGATAAGGTTACTGCCAAGTACGGTAAGGGTACAAAATCAGAGGACGGTACAGGCTTAAAAGTTATGAGGATTAAGCAGCCATACACTAAAGAAAAAGGATACGGGGTAGCTATCGTATTCATGAGATAAGGAGGTATTACAATTTATAAGCAATCTGAATACACATTTAATGTAAACACAACTTCACAAGGCACATACAATTCAGCTTTTAAGTTCTCGACTCAAGATGTTGGAACAGCAAAGCTGATTTTTAATTTACGAAAAGATAATGCACCTTTACCGTTGTCAGCAGTTACGGGGAAACTTGTCCTCGTTCCTGCGAATGGAAAGAAACGAATACGAGATATTACTTTGGTTGATAAGGTAAATGGGATTGCGGAATATGTCTTGGATAATGACGAAATCAAGATGTATGGAACATTTAAAGCTGAATTAGTACTGGTTTATTCAAATGGTCAGGCTATGTCAGCTCATAGGTTTGGTTTTGAGGTTACTCAAAGCTTGATGGATCAAGATATTGTCCCAGTTGCAGAATATTACATTGATGACTTTGAATCTTTAAAAGAAAAGATTGAAGAACTCTATAATGAATCTGTTCAAACGATCGAAGAATTACGAGCTAAATTTGAAGACTTAGAGAAGATTGAAACAAAAGAAGGCGCCCAAATAAAGGCTAATGAAGCATTATCGGCAGCTAAGTCCTATACAGATACACACATTTCAGATACTGCCAATCCCCATAAGGTCACAAAAGGGCAAGTGGGTCTGGATAAGGTAGATAATGTACAGCAGGCGGCAAAGTCCGATTTTGACAAACACAATTCAGATAACACACGTCATATCACATCTGACGAACGAAATAAATGGAACAGTTCGCAACTTTTTAAAATAACAGCCGATTCGGGTACGCAAAAAATAAACCTTACATCTGGAACGTTTTATGATGCTTTAAAAGACGTCGGGACTGTCTCCTTTTATGGTACGAACGCTGTTACCGATTCTCCCTCCAAGAGTAGTCTTAGAGGAATGCAGTTAGTAGGACAAGCCGGAATAGGCATGGGATATGCGGTAGACGTAAGTGGCGGTGCTTGGTGGTTTTTCTATAACGTAAATCATACAGCAATTAACTGGATTCCTATCGAATCGACTTCAGGAGCACAAGCGAAGGTAGACGCCCATGCCGATAAAGCAGATATTCATGTTACATTAGACGATAAAACCAGCTGGAATGATGTGGTCAGTCAGTTTAGAGCACATAATTACAACCAAGAACGACACACATCAACAGCTGAACGAAATAAATGGAATGGTGCTATTACATTTGCAAATATTACTTTAAAGAATGGTGCAACAGCCGGAACACGGACACCTATTTATGCAAAATGGGGAGCATTCCTAGTATTACGTGGACATGTGAGAACTGATCCAGAGATCATATTTGGTTCAATCCCATCTTCAATGGTTCCACCAGGTGGAGCAGTAGTTACAGTACCCTTGAGTGGTACAGGTGGAACAGCTAATCTCATTGTTTATGAGAATGGTGATTTGAAAATTAAGTATCCCGATCCTACTGATTCAAGTAAGTTGGGTGGAGGTTACTATATAGACGTTGTTATTGGATACCAGGAAGGAGTAACAGTATGATTCAAGTCTATAGGTATGATGAAAATTACATTTTTATTGAACCGGTTATTGTTGAGGAAGATGACAATGGGAACTATGTTATTCCAGAAAACTGTACAGATGTTGAACCAGTTTCATTCTATAAAGCAAAGTTTGATATTAGCAAACAAGAGTGGTATGAGTCAGCGTCTCAAGAGTACATTGACAGTTTACAACCGCCACCACCTGAGCCTAGTGAGGTTGATGTATTAGCTGAAAAAGTAGCAAATTTGTATTACTTAGTGGCAATGGGAGGTTAAACATGATTGATTGGTTTTCTGATATTAAGTATTTCTACGAAAAGAATTTATGGACTAAGAAACAGGTATATGATGTGGTTGGAAAACGCATCACACCTGAGCAATACAAGGAAATAACGGGGGATGACTATATTGAAAACTCTCCTCCCTCAGAAGGGACTTCTGGGACATCTGACGGATCTGTTGGGTCTGACCAAGTAAACCGGGAGTCCAATATTGAAACTGCACCTGTAAACGAATAGGTGTTTTTATTTTGCCCTTAAAGGGGGTGATAACTAAATGAAAGGAATGGACTTGGTGCTGAATATTGAGACTTTGGAAATTGCAAAAACATACTTATTTGGAGGTGTAAAATATCTAGATTTATTGTTGCTTTTAAGCTTCATTGATGTATTCACAGGAGTTGTAAAAGCAGTTAAAGACAAATCCTTGAGATCAAGAAACGCTTGGTTTGGGTACGTTAGGAAGTTCATGAGTTTTGTGGTCGTTATCCTTGCCAATATCGTAGACCAAATTTGTAACCTCAATGGGGTTCTTGTATTTGGTACAGTTTTATTTTACATAGCCAATGAGGGGTTATCTATTGTAGAGAACCTTGCACAAATGGGAGTTAAAGTCCCTGGATTTATCAAGGACAAGTTACAAGTAATTGAAGATGAAAGTCAAAACGAAAAGTCTGCTGAGTAATCAGTGGGCTTTTTAATTATTTAAAAAACGGGGGAATCTAATATGACAATGTATTATTACACAAGAAACATGGACAATATCAATAAACTTGCGGATAACACAAAAGCAGCTGCTAAGAAACTGTTGGCTTATGCTGAGAAAAACAAAATTGGTGTGCTTATCTATGAAACGATTCGTACTGAAGCACAACAACGCCAGAATGTTAATAAAGGTGTTTCGCAAACAATGAAATCATATCACCTTGTAGGGCAGGCATTAGACTTTGTTCCGACTGGTGGTTATTCTAAATCTGATACAAAATGGAACGGCTATGGTGCTGCAGATATCAAGAAATTTATTGCTTATGCCAAGTCGATTGGATTTGAATGGGGAGGAGACTGGAAAGGTTTTGTGGATCAGCCACACCTTCAATTTAACTACAAAGGTTACGGTACTGATACATTTGGAAAGAAAGCATCTTCTGCACCTTCTAAAACCACTAACTCAGGCATCAAATCGGTTGGCAAGATCAAAATTGTTGGCGTATCAAACGCTGCAATTATCATGGACAAACCTGACCGTATTAAAGCTAAGAACGTAGGTACAATTGGACTTGGTAAGACAATTGATATCGCTGGGTCTGTTAGAGGTTCAAACAACTCTAAAGGATACTGGGAGATCATTCATAACGGTAAACGCCGATATGTGTCTGGTCAGTATGGAAAAATGGTTTAAGTAAATAAATCGTTCCCTTGAAATTTTCGAGGGAATTCTTTTATTTATTTATTTATTTGAAAAAACTTCTTATAAACTATAGACTCAAGTACATAGTTGTGTTATAATAAATGTATAAGGAGGTGAGGAAATGCTAGACAATATGATAAAAGTCCTTAATATTATCTTCTACGTTGTTTCAATCGCATGGATTGCCCAACAAGCCAGCGACAACAAGAAGAATAATAAAAAGGACTAACCCAATAAGGGAAGCGAGCCACTAACTCGCTTCTCAATATCATTATAATCAGTCTAGCATAAAAAATGAAGAAAAATCAAAAGTTCATCTTTTCATTAATTTTATTGTCTGTTGCAGCAATTGGCATACGCTCATTTTGGACAAACTCTTTTACAACTGTAGTAATGGTTGTTATGGTTTTGTTAACGATTTATGCCATCATCAAAGACATGATTTTAAGGAGAAAATAACATGGAATATCACCTAAAGAGTCGCCAGGAGGTTGAGGACTTCATACACAACGAAGTCCTTAGCACTACTGAAGTTGCTGAAATATTAAACGTAAACAAGCAGCGAATGAGCGCATTGATTAATACCGAACGAATAATACCGGTTAAGAAAATCGGAAGGACAGGCTTATTTTTGAGACAAGATGTAGAGGACTTAAAAAAGGAACTTGAAGCTAATCAGAAATATCGTCCAAACAAATAAACCCCTCACAAACAATGTGAGGGGGTGTTTTTATTTGAATATACTTCTAAATAATTTACCCGTTGCTTTACCTGCTGCACGTCTTGCTACACGTTTACCTAATGTACCATTCTTGGCTGCTTGTACGTCCCCTAAAACACGAGCAGACTTATAAAAAAGGCTTCTAATCTTACTGATACTCATGTTATCCCATCCCCTTATGTTGTCGCAAAATGCGACGTCGTCCGTTTACTCAGTTATTTAATCTCTCTTCAAGATCATGGATACGTCTTTCTAACCCAGAGAATTTCTTGTCATTGTATCGGTGGTCACGTTCAATGTTCTTATTGATCAGTTTGAGCATTGACATGATTTCCTCAGGTTCATTTTCCTCAATTCGATCTAACTTCTGATTAATTTGTTCAAACTCCTTCTTTGTATCTTCTTTAAAGGAATTCAAATCAGAAGCTATCCCATCAACCTTGTTATCAATTTTCTTTATCTCATCCAATATTGCTTGAAGCATGTTGTTTTCCATCCCATTCACCTCTCCGTACAGTATAACAGCAAATGACAATTTGAGTTGTCATTTTGCAATACTTTTGATTGTCCACATTATGGACAATTGAATATTTCAATGGTTTTGTTTAACGAATTAAAAAATAAAAGCAATACTTTTGCTTAAGACTCTTCGGAATCATCCTCAACGAATTCAATGATATCTTCAATTTTACAATTTAACACTTTGCAAATTTTATTTAAAGCATCAACGTTTATAGACTTTACCTTTTCATCTTCTTGTAATTGTTCGTTGTTTACCCATTTGCTAATTGTATTTGGTCTGATTTCTGTTTTTCTAGAAAGCCAGTACATTGTTTTATCTTGTTCATTCAAAAGCTTATCTAATTTAAATTTGATCAAGAGTATTCACCTCAAAATAATAATACCACAATTCAATGCAAAAAATAATGAGTTTAACGCTTGACGTTAAACAAATGATGATATATTATTAACTCGTAGGGTTAAACAAATAGTGATTAACCAGAGGTGATAACATTTGAAGCGAATAACCATTCGTAGAAGTGATTTGGGTGACTTTCCAGCAATGTTGTTTTACAAGCAATTCGCAATTTCTGGTGAAGATGGTCAAGTACATCTGTATCAAGTCCTTAAAAGGAAGGATGGGAAATACGACAGTATCCATTCAGTATTCTTGGCCGAAGACATCAAATACAAAAACCTCAGAAGCTTAACAAATGCAGTAATTGATAAGTTGCTCAGCACACGATTATGGGATGCTCTCATTGACAATAGGGAGCTTGTTACACCGGAAGGCTATCAGATTCTTGACAAAAACAAAACATACTAAAGGGGATATCAACAATGCAAATTAACCGACACACTGTAGGAACTAACGTAGCAAACTTAGGTACAATCACTAACGAGGAACGCTTTGAGGATATAGCTAATCACTTTCACCATTTCATCTTGAATAACAAGTCAGAAGAAGTTAATTTCATTGAAACAAGTAATAATGGAGCGCCTACAAAGCGCTTCAACATACATACAGAGGTCACTATTCCTGTTTCATTCAATATAGATGGTGAAAGTGAAGAAGATGCAATAGACAACTTAGAGGCAATGTTGCAAATGGCAATTAATCATATACATGTGATGTTTGAAATGGGCGGAGGACAAACGGTTATCCCTAGAGTTAGCGACAATTTATGTGAGATTGGTGAGTATGACGTAGAGGAAGCTGATACAGATGAATAAAACTGAGGTACATAATGAGTGGTTTTGTAAGGTTGCTTTTGGAGTATTACTTGTAGCTGTACCGGCTATATGTATCCAGTTTGTAGCTTGGTTTGGATGATTAGGGAGTGCTGGAACACTCTCCTAATCGTAAAAGGGTTGATACCTTTCCATTGTATTTAAACTCAACAATTTAATCAAGGGGGTCGTGTAATGCGACTCCTTACAATTAAATAAAGTCTGTCTATGCTCCTGAATTAAGGTGTTGTCTTTAGTGATGCCTTTTTTAAAGGATCAGACTGCCGTGGAATGCGCTAACACACGTAAAACTTGACAGGGTAGTGACTCAGCCGACGCAATAAATGAGGATAGGATGCCTTCTGTGTTTCCCTATTTACACATGCATCTGAAAGGCGAAAGCTGCCATTAAGTGCTGACGAAGGAAGGGTGTATCGTTTCTGACGATGCAGGACAAGCCATAAGTATCAGGGCTCAGATTTGAGCTTTGAGAAACTGTTAGGGACACTTGACACAGTAGGCTTGTTTGGGGAATAACCAACGGCAAATAGGGTGAACACACGGATACCACAAGTTGATATACAATCAAGTTTCAGTCGCCTGCCTGAGTTTGTTTATTTTTTTTACAAGCAAATTCAGGCAGACAACTTGTCCAGCCGTTGTCCACAGTCTCAACCAATCAAGCAAAAAATCAAAAGAAAAGTCAAGACAAATAACAAAGAATTTTGTCAGGTTCATGATGAACCTCGCAAGGTATAGTTCAAGCTGAACCAGACCCTTTGGTTAAGTATATATGGTTATTATCTATATACTTGAATGAACAGAGAACAGCTGATATCACAATTGAAGAGATCAGGGCTAAGTGTAAATGAAGATGAAAAGCAGATGTCTTCAATAAGGACATCAGGTCAAAGCTGAAACGTATATTGTACGGGTCAGAATCAACCAATCCATTTTTGGATGCGTTAAAGGGTCGGAACATTTTTCCGAACCTAACTTAAATTGATTTAGGTTGCAGCACTTTAAACACTTAAGTTTATATCCGCATTTTAGAAAATAGAAAAATCCGTTCTCAGGATATCAAACTCCAACTTTGGGGGCGTTAAAGGATCGAAACATTCTTTCGAACCTAATGTGTTGCTGTCCACTCTATATATTGTATATAGTGCCTAAAAGGGTGTGAATACTATTCCTACCCTTGGTGCAGGGGGTGTATATAGTGTATATACCCTTAGAACAAACGGACAAATTGACCTTTATCATGTGGGGTGACAAATTGTCACAACTATATATTGATCCTCCCATTTTGGGAGAAACGCTTCGGCTAATTCAGAGAAATGATTTTCGGAAATTCCGAAAAACAAAATTTACTCGAAGACCTGCCAGTATCCTTAACATATGAAATAGCTGGCTGCAGTCGCATTTCACGACGTCAGAAGCTGGGTAGACGTTTTGCCCAGTCTGCAAAAATGCAGAGTGTGGCCAGTGAACGATACCTAAATTTTCGAAGTCGTGTTTTTGAACCGTCGTCAATTTGTACACGGTCTAATCCAATGTTGGATTTAACGATTTCTTTTGCATACCCCTCTCTCTGAAGGGGTGATGAATTGTTCACTCCTATAGTTATGTGGGTATATATGGAGCCCTATTTTGTTACTCCAGCGAAATGTCATATTGCCATTCTGTCAAACATCAAACATGTTATAATGATTTCAATAGCTAGAGCAACATTTTGCAATATAGACATGAGGTGATTTATTGGCTAAAGAACTAACTAAAACAGCTTCAGTTGCAGCTTATTTAAGAAAGAGTAGGGAAGATGCTGATCAAGACGACACACTTGCCAGGCACCGTAAACAGCTTATTGATTTAGTTAAACAACGTGGTTTTGAAAATGTGGACTGGTACGAAGAAATAGGTTCAGCTGACTCAATAAAAAATAGACCAGTGTTCTCTGATTTACTCAAGAAAATAGAGAACGATGAATATGATGCTGTATGTGTTGTGGCTTATGATCGTCTTTCAAGAGGTAATCAAATTGAATCAGGAATCATTTCAAAAGCATTTAAAGACACTGAAACTCTTTTAATTACACCAACAAGGACTTATGATTGGTCAATTGAAGGAGATGAAATGTTATCTGAGTTTGAGTCTATGATTGCAAGAAGTGAATATAGGGTTATTAAGAAAAGACTCAAGCAGGGTAAAATAAATGCAGTAAAAAACGGCAGATTGCACTCAGGGAACGTTCCATACGGATACAAATGGGATAAAAACGATAAAACTGCTAAAATTGATAAAGAAAAACATGAAATTTATAGATTAATGGTTAAATGGTTTCTTGATGAAGAGTATTCTGCAACTGAGATTGCTGATAAATTAAATGAACTTGGGATTCCTTCACCATCTGGAGGTTCTACATGGTATTCAGAAGTAGTCGCTGACATATTAACTAATGATTTTCATCGAGGTTTAGTATGGTATGGAAAATATCGTGCCAGAAAGAATGGAATTGGTATAGAAAAAAATCCCGATAGCTCAAGTATTATTATGCATAAGGGAAACCATGAACCAATGAAATCAGATGAAGAACATGGGGCTATTATCAGAAGAATTTCTAAGCTGCGCACGTTTAAACCAGGGAGAAAGTTGAACAAAAATACATTTAAGTTATCTGGCCTAGTCAGATGCCCTCATTGTGGGAAGGTGCAAGTTGTGCATACGCCTAAAAATAGAAACCCACACGTTAGAAAATGTTTGAAAAAGTCAAAGACGAGGACTACTGAGTGTAACAATACAACTGGTATACCAGAAGAAGCGCTGTATAAAGCAATCGTAATGAAAATTAGAGAGTACAATGAGGTATTATTCTCAAAAGATTCATCAGAAAAGAAAGATGAAGAAGCAAGAACGTATATGAATCAAATATTGTCCCTACATGAAAAGGCTATATCTAAGTCAAATAAACGTATTGAGAAGATTAAAGAAATGTATATGGATGAGATTATTGATAAGGATGAGTTTAAGTCAAGAATCGATAAAGAAAAGAAATCCATACTAGAAGCTGAAAATGAGATCAGGACACTTAAAGAAAGCGCTGATTATCATGATGAAATAGAGCACGAACAGCGTAAAATAAAGTGGAATCATGAAAAGGTACAAGAGTTTATTGAATCAGATCAAGGCTTTACTCCGTCAGAGATCAATTTAATTCTCAAATTGATTATTAGCCATGTCTCATATACGATGGTAAAGAATGAATATGGAGAGTTTGACGTTGATCTAAGAGTTAATTTCAACTAG